GTGGCCGCCAAGCGGCAGGGTCGCCAGCAGGCGCAGGAAACGCAACAGATGATCCAGGCCGCGCCCGGCATGGCCGCCATGCTGAAGGCCGCCAACGGGAGTCAGAAGTGAGAGCAGCCCTCGAAGCCGTCCTAAGCAAGATCCGCCGTCGCAGAGCCGCCTACCGGGAAACCTTCGCGGGCCCGGTGGCGCAGATTGTTTTGGCTGACCTTGCACGATTCTGCCGCGCCAACGAATCCACCTTCCACGAAGACCCCCGCGTCCACGCTGTCGCGGAAGGTCGTCGAGAGGTGTGGCTTCGCATCGTGAATCACAGCAAGCTAACCGAACAAGAGCTACTTCAGCTCTTGCACATCAACCTCACTGAGGAGTGAAACCAATGTCCGACAACACCTCAACCGGTGCCGGTCTTCCCGCCCTTCCGCCTGACGCAGGCGCGGCTCCTGCGGCCACAGCGACTGCTCCAGCCGCCACCACAACCACCCCCGCGCCCGCCGCGACCACGACTGCTCCAGCCGCCGCGCCCATCCCTTGGCTGGACGGCGCCGATGACCTGACCGTCGGGTATGTGCAGAACAAGGGATGGAAGGCGCCCGGGGACGCCATCAAGAGCTACCGGGAACTGGAATCCGTCCTTGGCCACGACCGCGCAGGCCGCACCGTGGTGGTCCCCAAGGAAGGCGCCCCCGCTGAAGAGATGGGGCAGTTCTACACCCGCCTTGGCCGTCCGTCCGATCCTGCCGGGTATGGAATCCAGGCCCCGGAAGGCGCGGACCCTGAGTTCTCCAAGACCGCTTCCCAGTGGTTCTTCGACCACGGCGTCTCGAAAGAAGCCGCGCAGGGCATTACCGCCAAGTGGAATGAACACGTGGCCGCTCTCCAGCAGGCTGAAAAGACCGCTTGGGAGACCCGCTTCAACCAAGAGCAGAACGATCTGAAGCAGGAATGGGGGCTGGCCTACACCCAGAAATACGCCCAGGCTGACGCCTTCTTCAAGCAGTCCGGGATGCCCGACAACGTCCTTCAGGTGCTCACCCGCGAGATGGGGCCGAAGGCCACCATGAATTGGTTGGCCACCATGGGCGCCAAGCTCTCCGAGCCCGCCATGCATAGTGGCGGGACCGGCGCGGGCGGAACCGGCTTCGGGGTGTTGACACCTCAGCAGGCGTTGTCTGAAATTGAAAGCTTGCGGAAAGACAAGGACTTCGCCGGGAAGCTTGCGTCCGGGGACGCCAACGCTACCGAGAAATGGAACAGCCTCCACCGTTACGCCTACCCGACCCAGGGGAAGTGAGGAAAACATGCTTGAAACTTTCGATTTTTCAACCGCGCTGATCTGGCTCAAGGAAGGCAAGAAGGTGTGCCGACTGGGTTGGAACGGGAAGGGCATGTTCGCCTTCTTGGTTCCCGGTTCCAAGTTCGAGGTGAGCCGTGAACCTTTGGCCTCCATCATGCCCATCGGAACCCCTGTGAATTACAGACCCCATCTGGACTTGAAAGCCGTGGACGGTTCCATTGGGGTGTGGACACCCAGCACGTCGGACCTACTTGCTGACGACTGGATGGTGGTGGAATGACGACCATGGAACCCAGCGTCGAAACCAGAGTCGAGATTCTGAAACTCGCCATGGAGCAGGCGAAGGCGGAAATAAACAAAGAGTCCGTCGGTATTGTGGAAGCGCGCTACCGCAAGTTCTTGGCGCTCGTGACGGAAGACTCTACCGCCGTCCCGGCCCCCATCCCTGACCTTGGGGTGGACGAACCCACGCCCGCGACACAGAAAAGGCCACATCAGAAAAAGCCTTGACAGCTAAAAGCCACGGCAACAGAATGCCGCATAGAAAGGGCCCCTCCGTGAGGACAAGCCGAAACGCTCAACCACACGGAGGGACGCCATGTCCGACAACATTCAAACCGCATACGTCCGGCAGTATCAGAACACTGTCGGAATGCTGCTCCAGCAGACGAACAGCCGTCTGCGGAACGCCGTACAGGTGAAGGCCTGCACGGGTGAAAGCGCCGCTCTCATCGAGCAGTTCGGCGCAGTGAACCCCGTCTTCGGCATCACCCGCCACCAGGACACGCCTTTGATCGGCGTTCCCCAGGATCGCCGTTGGGTCACGCCCACTGAGGCGCACTGGGCCGAGCTGTTGAGCCGGTCCGTGGATCTGGCCAAGCTCAACATCGACCCTTCCAACCCCTACGTGCAGGCTGGCACCGCCGCCATGCTTCGCGCCCAGGACGATGTCATCATCTCCAAGTTCTTCGGGCAGAACCTGACGGGCAAGGACATGACGACCGTGGTTGGCCCCCTGTCCAGCTACAACAGCGGCAGCCAGCTCATTGCCGGTAACGTGGGCACCAGTGGGTCCGACGGTGGCCTGAACGTGAAGAAGCTTCGCGCCGCCAAGAACATCCTCTTGGCCGCTGAGGTGGACGTGGAGACGGACAAGCTCTTCATGGTGCTCACCAGCAAACAGCATGACGACCTCCTGGGCGAAATCCAGATCGTCAGCGGCGACTACAACATGCGTGATCGGCCCGTCCTGGTCGACGGCATGGTCAAGAGCTTCCTGGGATTCAACTTCATCCTGTCGGAGCGCTTGCCCGGTTGCCCCAACTTCAACGCCGCGCTGGACTCCAGTATCACCGGCTACACGCAGGGCAGTAAGTGGCTGATTCCCTTCTGGGCGCAGTCCGGCGTTGCTCTGGGCGTCTGGGATGATGTCACCGTCAGTATCAGCACCCGCAACGACAAATGCGACGACACGCAGTTCTATATCCGCCAGATGATCGGGGCCACCCGCCTGGAAGAGAAGAAGTGCGGCGTCATCACCTGCGTGTAATAGGAGACCATCATGGCTGCTTATCTCTCCACTGAAATGGGCGGGTCTGCCAATCAGACCAGTGCCCCTGCCTCCTACCGGCCCACCGCCTACGCGCATCATGCGCGGGTTCGCCGGATGCGCGGCACCTTCACCTTGAACACGCAGACCACCTCGGACACCCTGGTGGTTGGTGACCTGCCCGTCGGCGCGACCTTCGCGTATGGCGTGCTCACGTCCAGCGTGTCCTTGGGCACCTCCACCCTCGCCATCGGCATCGCGGGCACCACCGGCAAATACCGGGCCGCCGCCGTCTTCACTGCTGTGGACACCCCCACCCTGTTCGGCCCCGCCGCTCAGGTGGCACAGGCCCCCAGCGCAGCCGGTGAGCGCATCTTCGGCACCATCGCCACGGCCAGCTTGCCTGCCTCTGGCACCTTGGTGGTGGACATCTATTACACCATGCCCTAACGGGTGAGGTGGTTCCAACTTGGGGCGGGGGCCACGCTCCCGCCCTTTTTCCTAACAGGAGAATGTCATGGCAACGCTTTGGATTGGAATCAACCGCGACCAGGAAGACTGGCAGGCCGCCACCTCCACCAGTGCCACCACCGGGCGCGAAATCGAACTGGTGGTCAATGTCACCAACGTGACCAAGCGGGACGATGTCATCATCGCCCTGGACGCGATCAGGGATGAAATCCTGACGGGCGTCTGGCCGGTGGTGTGACATGAGCGCAGCGGGAAACAGCTACACCCTGGGCGACAATATCAGCGCCACAGGGCACCCGGTGGCCATCGTCAACGGGGACTACGCCATCTTCGTGGAAGGAACGCTGGGCGGTGCCCAGATCGACCTCCAGGTGGAAGGGCGCCCCGGCTCTTGGTATGTCGTGAGGGTCGCGGACACCGGGTCCACCATCACCCCCGCCACCCTGCCTTACATGAACACGCCTCTTCGGCTCCCCGCTGGTCAGTATCGGCTTGCCGTCACAGGTGGCACGCCTAGCGGCATCTATGCCAAACTGGTGTGCATCGGATGAGGTGAGCTATGACCCAGACTGCTACTGACGTTTGCAACTTCGCTTTGCTTTTGATCAGTGGCGGGCGGATCGGGGACATTGAACAGGACACGAAGGAAGCCCGGCTCTGCAAGGCTTCCTTCGCGCCTGTACGGCGGGCCCTGCTTCGCTCCTACCATTGGAACTTTGCGATGAAGCGGGCGGCCCTGGCTCCCGATTCTACGGACCCCGCTTGGGGTTACGAATACGCGTACAGCCTGCCCGCCGACTGCGTCCGCCCACTGATGGACCCCGCTGTGGACTGGCCCTCGGAAGGTGGCAAGATCCTTACAAACACAGGGCCTGTGCTCAAGATCCGATACATCTCCGACGTGGAAGACCCGGCTTTGTGGGACCCCAGCTTCTACACCCTGATGGGCATCGACATGGCCACGACCATCGTTCGGTCCCTTGCAGGGTCTGCGGCGATGATGCAAGAGCTGGCTCTTCGCAGGCGGGACGCCCTGTCCGACGCCAAGCGCTCCAATTCATGGGAACGCCGGAACGACGACGAACCCTTGCCACCCATCTTGGCAGTGAGGCTTTGAATGAAAACCTACGTCTCCCAGGTCAACTTCAACGGCGGCGAGGTATCCCTTGCCGCTTCCGTGCGTGTGGACATGGGGCTGCGGGCCAAGTCTGTCGGCACCATGACAAACTGGATTCCACTTCCCCAGGGGGGCGTCACCAAGGACCCTGGATCGCAGATCCTGAAAGTAACGTCCGTGTCCACCATCGCCACGGGCGGGCCCAGGCTGGTGCCGTTCATCTTCAGCCAGGGCCAAAGCTATCTCCTGGAGATGGGCGGCGGTCTGATCTTCTTCTACCGGAATGGCGCACGGATTCAATCTTCCCCGGGCGTGGACTACTTCAAGTCCATAGCCTGGACGGACTCGCAGATCTGGGAAGCCGACTACGTCCAAAAGGCGGACGCGCTGTATCTGGTCCACCCCGCCAAGGCCCCGCTGAAGCTATTGCGGCTGGCTGACACGAACTGGACCTTGACCAACCCAGACTGGCAGGACGGCCCATATCTCCCGGTCAACACGGACGTTACCACGCTCACCCCTTTGGGAACCACCGGGACAGTCACCGTGAACGCCTCAAGCACCGCGGGCATCAACGGAGGGGCGGGCTTCCTTGCCACCGACGTGGGCCGGAGCCTTCGCATTAAATGTGGCGGCGCGTGGGTGTGGGGGAAGATCACCACGGTTTGGACCACCACGCAGATCGTTTGGGAGATTGCCGCGCCTGTCGGAATCCTTATCCCCAGGACGGCAACGGCCACGGCCAACATCTCCAGCGGTTCGGTCTTCAGCATCACCGTCACCGATGGCGGCAACGGCTATGGCGCCACGCCCCCAAGCGTGTCCATCTCAGGTGGGGGCGGCAGCGGGGCGGTGGCCTATGCCGTGCTGACCGACGGCGCTGTCACCTCCATCGTGGTGAGCACCACCGGCACCGGCTATGGGTCCGCACCCACCGTCACCATCGCGGCGCCCACTCCCCTGGTGGCTTCGTCCACGCCCTTCTGGAGGTTGGGCCTGTGGGGTGAAACAACCGGATACCCGGGCGCGGCCACACTGCACCAGGACCGCCTTGGCTTCGGCGGAACGCCCGTGGCGCCAGCCCGCATGGATCTGTCCGTCTCTGGGGAATACGAGACCTTCCGCCCCACCAACGTGGATGGAACCGTGGTGGCGTCCAACGCCATCAGTGTCACGCTGGACAGTGCGGCGGACGCCATCAAGTGGGCGGCTTCGGATGAATGGGGGTTGCTCCTGGGCACCACTGGAGGGGAATACATCATCGCCCCATCCACCGGCCAGCAGGCCTTGGCCGCCAATCAGATCCTTGTGGCGAAGCCCCTTGGGAACTATGGATCGTATGGGGTGAAGCCCATCCGGGTCGGCAAGTCCCTGCTCTTCGTGCAGCGGGACCGGCGCGGCTTGCGTGAGATGAACTATCAGTTCGCCTACCAGACCTTCCGAAGTCCTGACATTGCCCTTGCAGCCAACCACTTCACCAAAGGCGGCATTCGCCAGATGGCGTTCCAGTTCGCGCCCATTCCTACCTTGTGGGGTGTCAACTCCGACGGAACGCTGTTCGGCGTCAGCTACAACGCAGAGCAGGAA